GAAGACGGTCGCTTCATCGGCACCAACGTGCTCAACGAAGCATTCCTTGAGCGTTTCCCGATCACCTTCGAGCAAGAGTATCCCACTCAGAAGATTGAGGCAAAGATGCTCAACAACTACTGCTCTGAGTTGGATTGCTGCGATGACAAGTTTATCTCTAACCTTGTCGCCTGGGCAGACATCATCCGCAAGACCTTTGCTGACGGTGGTGTTGACGAGGTGATCTCTACTCGCCGCTTGGTGCATGTCATCCGTGCTTACAGCATCTTCTCTGATCGCGTCAAGGCAATCAAGGTCTGTCTGAATCGTTTCGATGACGAGACCAAGCAATCTTTCTTGGAATTGTATGATAAGATTGATGCTGAGGTTGACATTGACAGCATTGACACTATCCTCGCTTCCTGATATCCTTTATACATACTCTGTCCATGGCTATGAAATACAGTGAAGATAAGATTCTTCAAGAGCTGCGTGATTACATCACCAGCACCTACCATGCCCACTACTCCTCTGGAGAAGATGGTATCCAGACTCTCGATTTGATCGAAGCGTGTGGAGATGGAGAAGCATTCTGTAGAGCAAACATCCTCAAGTATGCTTCTCGTTATGACAAGAAAGGCACTGCTAGACGTGACATCATGAAGGTGCTACACTATGCTGTGCTGTTGATGCACTTCAACGACAAAACCGCTATCACCGAAACTTACAACCAGTAATTATGCAAGAAGAAGCCCGCCTCAATGTAAAACTCAGCAAGCAGACTATTGATTTCTTGCGTAACTTCAGCACGATCAACAAGTCTATCTTGATTGAGCCTGGTAAGCGACTGCAAACTATGTCAGTCAACAAGAATATCATCGCTATGACTGATATTCGTGAAGGTATCCCTGAGCAGATGGCAATCTATGACCTGCCTCTCTTCCTGGGTGCTCTGTCTCTCTTCAAATCTCCTACCCTCTTCTTCCCTGATAGTAAGAAGGTTGTGATCTATGATGAGGAAACCAAAGGTAAGACCACCTTCTACTACAGTGACCCTGATATCATTGTCACTCCTCCTGAATTTGACCCCAACATTCCTGGCAGGGAAATCCACTTTGATCTGCCTCAACAGGACATGCAGCAGTTGATGCAGGCAGCAAAAGTCTATGGTGTGGAAGATCTCTGCATCTATGGTTACTCTGGTGAATACAGTGTCTGTGTGAAAGACAAGAAGAATGAGACTTCCAATGTATTCTCTCTGCCCCTCAAGAAAGTTACCTTTGATAAGGATTCTACTATTAACACTCAAGACTTCTGCTTCTGTTTCAAGGTTGAGAATCTGAAACTACTTGATGGTAGTTACCACGTTTGTATTTCTAACAAGAATATCGCAAACTTCTGCTCTCTTTCCAACTCCTCTCTCGATTACTTCATTGCACTTGAGCCCAACTGATTATGATCAAGGTCATTGATGACTTTCTAACCCCTTCTTACTTTGAGGAATTGCAAAACCTCATTCTTAGTTGGAATTTTGACTGGTATTGTCAACCCAATCTTTCTCCTTCTCGACCAGGACCAGCACGGGTAAACTTCAGTCATAACTTCTACATGGAAGAGGTTAGAAGTCCTCACTGTCCGTTGATTCTACCCTTCATGTATCAGGTGAAGGATATCTGTGGTGCTAAACAGTTGCTCAGGTGTAGAGCAGATCTGACTATGATCCATCCTGATAAGATCAAACACCCACCACACGTCGATTTTCCAGAGCCCCATTACTCTTCTGTCTTCTATGTCAATGAGAGTGATGGGGAAACCATCATGTATAATGAGAGGTGGGATGGAGACTATCCCGATATCGATACACTAACTGTCCGTCAGGTGATCGAGCCTAAACCAAACCGTGTTATTATCTTTGATGGAGATATAATTCACACAGGACATTCTCCTGCCATCCATCAAACCCGCGTGATCCTTAATTCAAATTATGTCTGATAAACTCTTCCTTTGGGTTGAAAAGTATCGTCCGAAAACTATTGATGACTGCATCCTTCCTGACTCCACTAAGAAGATCTTTAGAGGATTTCTGGAGCAATCTGAAATTCCAAATCTTCTTCTTGCGGGCTCGGCTGGTGTTGGCAAGACTACGATCGCGAAGGCGCTTTGCAACGAGTTGGGCACCGATTGTCTGGTTATTAACGGATCTGATGAAGGTCGATTCCTGGATACGGTCAGAAATCAAGCAAAGGTATTCGCATCGACGGTATCGCTTACGTCGGATGCGAAGCACAAAGTAATCATCATTGATGAGGCAGACAATACTACACCTGACGTGCAGTTGCTGCTCCGTGCTTGTATGGAGGAGTTTCAAAAGAATTGTCGTTTCATCTTCACTTGCAACTACAAGAATAAAATCATCTCCCCACTGCACTCTCGGTGCTCTGTCATCGACTTCAGTGCCAAGGGTAAAGAGAAGCAGCAGATTGCTGCAGCATTCTTCGGTCGTGTCAATCAGATCCTTGAGGATGAGGGTGTTGAGTTTGATAAGAAGGTAGTTGCTGAGGTTGTCCAGAAGTATTTCCCTGACTTCCGTCGCACTCTCAATGAGTTGCAGCGTTATTCCTCTTCGGGTGCTATTGATACTGGCATTCTTGGTGCTTCTAATGATATTCAGATCTCAAACCTCGTTGGTTATCTGAAGAATCGTGAGTTTACCAACATGAAGAAGTGGGTTGCTCAGAATATGGACAACGAGCCACAAGCAATCATGAGAAAGGTCTATGACAACTTATATAACTACTTCCAACCCAATGCCATTCCTGAAGCAGTCCTTATCATCAGTGAATACCAGTATAAGTCTGGTTTCGTTGTTGACCAAGAGATCAACATGGTGGCATTTATGACTGAATTGATGATGCGTTGTGAATACAAATGAAATACAGGACAGATTTTCTATTCCCAGTTAGATTCTTTACCTTTACAGCACCAGAAGAGTTGACAGCAGACACTCTGGAGAAGGTGCAGACTCTTGAGTATGGTAGGTATAACGAGCCTGCAGGTGTGGGCACTACAGATCAGATCCATCATCGCTCTGAATTTCGTGACTTGCACGAATGGTTTCAGAAATGTGTTGACCAAGTGCATAGGGATAATGGGTGGCACTGCGATCGTCTTGTAGTCAATAAATCTTGGGTGAATCGTGCGGATGCTAAGAGCGGTGACCATCACTCTCCACACCGTCACCCTATGTCATTCCTTAGTGGCATCTTCTACCTTACAGAAGGGTCTCCTACGGTCTTCCTAGACCCTGTGAGGGACCGTGAGTGGGGTCAATTCCATCTGGATGGTGGTCCATATGCTGAGACCCGTTGTTTCATCCATCCAGGTCCTGGTGGATTAGTCCTATTCCCCAGTTGGATGGTGCATGGAAGTGTTGAAAATGAAAGTGATGTAAATAGATTCACTATTGCACTCAATACTTTCCCCTCTGGTGAGGTTAACCTCGGTGCATATGATCGTCCTATGTGCCAGATAAATGTTAATGGATGGACGGAGTTAGGACCATTACCTCTTAGTGATGACAAATGACGTTTGGTAAGGAGTTACATCTGTTTCCTGTGGTGTTGCGAGAATACCACAATCCAGATGCACACAATCATGAAAAAATTATTGAGCACTTCAAAACTCTCCCTGCTCAGCAATCTAACTTACCTGAGGGAGTATTTACGGGAGCACCAACTCTTCATTACACAGATCATCCAGAGACACAGTTGCTCATGGAATTCTTTGAGGACTGTCTTGGTGAGTGGAGAGAAGTAAATCAACTCTATTGTGATAATTTAGATATTACTCTTGCGTGGTTTAATTACGCTCCTGCTCACAGTGGATATGGGCATCCTTTGCATAGACATCCCATGTCTTATCTCAGTGCTGTTTACTATCTGACAGATGGAGCACCAACTTTCTTTGAAGATCCTTGCACTCCAAGGACTTCAGACACCCTAGATATCTTTACACATAAAGATATGACAAATGACTGGGGAATCAATGAAAAGATAGATGCTGAGCCTGGAAAACTAATCATCTTTCCTTCCTGGTTGAAGCATTATTCTGGAAGACAGACCTATGATTATGATCGATGGTCAGTGTCCTTCAATGCATTTCCTACAGGTCCAACTAATGTTGGACCTTGGGACTGTGCTCAATTGAATGTATCCTTGCAGCATCCGCAAGTCCGTGGTAACATGTCCTGACGGAGATTTTTTATTATGAAGTATTTGAAAACTCCTCTGAGATATCCTGGTGGTAAGTCTCGTGTAGCACCTATGCTGATCGAGAAATTCCCCAGTGGTATCAAAGAATTCCGAGAGCCGTTTCTCGGTGGCGCGTCTGTAGCACTTCTGTTTTCTCAGAAGAATCCTGAAATCCCTGTGTGGGTGAATGATAAGTATGAGTATCTGTATAACTTCTGGGTCACCCTCCAAGAGGATGGTGACGCACTCTCTGATGTCCTTGTGGGGATCAAGGAAGACCACAGCACGGAAGAGAAGGCTAAGGAGTTATTCATCTCTGCTAAGGAAGAGATATCCAAGGCAGATCCTTTTCGCAAAGCTGTCCTTTTTTGGATTCTTAATAAGTGTAGCTACTCTGGGTTGACTGAAAACTCTTCCTTCTCTGCCTCTGCTTCACGTCAAAACTTCACCACTCGTGGTGCTAAGCACTTGAAAAATATCTCAGAGATCATTCAGCACTGGGAGATTACAAACCTGGACTATACTGAGGTCCTGCAACCTGATGGTGATGGTGTCTTCTGCTTTCTTGATCCTCCATACAAGATTGGCAGTTATCTCTATGGCACCAACGCTGAGATGCACAAGACCTTTAATCATGAGGACTTCATCGCTGAATGTAAGAAGTCTCCTAACAAATGGATGGTGACTTACAACAATGACATTGACCTGAAAGAGGGTTACAAGGGTTATAATCAAGAAGAGTTTCGTATCACCTATGGTATGAAGCACAGAGCAGATAACCGACACAAGTCCGAGTTGCTTGTCACCAATTTTACTGAGGTTACACCCCTGGAGGCACTGTTTTGAGTAAGGATTATGAGATTCCCCTCAAGGATTATCTCAACAGCATCAACCTGAAGCAGGGAGATCTGACTGAAGACGAGAGAGCGATGAAGAAGTATCCTGCTTTCGTTATTAACAAGTGCTTGGCACAACATATCGACACAGTGATGTATGCTAACGCCATGAATGGTGCTCAGCATCTCGATAATGATCTGCAATATTCATTTTACCTACATAGTGTTAGGAAATCCAAAAGATTTTCTCCTTGGGATAAGAAGTCGAAAGACAGTGACCTTGACCTAGTGAAAAAATACTATGGTTACAACACTGAAAATGCTCAACAAGCAATGCGAATCTTGACTAGGGAGCAACTTGAGGTTATTAAATCTAAATTGAATACTGGAGGAAAGAGATGACTGAGGAGATCTCCTGGTCACAAGATATGATGCTTGAGGTTACGCTTAAAGAGCCTGATGACTTCCTAAAAGTGAGAGAAACCCTCACTCGCATTGGTGTTGCATCCCGTAAGGAGCGTAAACTGTATCAGTCTTGTCATATCCTGCACAAGCGTGGTAAGTATTACATTGTGCATTTCAAAGAATTGTTTGCCTTGGATGGCAAACCCACCAACATCACCACAAATGATGTGCAGCGTCGTAACCGCATTGCCAAACTCCTGTCTGACTGGGGACTGGTAGAGATCACTCGTGCTGAGGAAGCAGAAGATCTTGCACCACTCAATCAGATTAAAGTGTTGTCATTCAAAGACAAAGGTGAGTGGACTCTAGAGTCCAAATACAATATCGGCAAGAAGAAAACACCCGCTGAGGTATAAATAACTGAGCCTTGCTACTCTACAATGTCGGAAGACAAACCCAAAGTTGTAGAGAAGGAAGACCATGATGAAGATAAAAGTGAAGTCCTTGGTAATTTGGTGAAAGTTGTTGTCCTTATATGGTCTGCTTCTCTGCTCACATTCTCCTACGTTAGACTTCCTAACGGACAGAAAATTCTAGATTTCGATCCAACCTTCATTGCATCGGTCTTCTCTGGTTCGTTAGCTGCCTTCGGTTTGAGTCCCGCGAAAAATGGTAGTGCTCCAAAGAAAGCCCCGCCAATCGGAAGAAAGGAGGAGGAAAATGCAAAAGTTAATTAACGTTGTTGCTCTGCTCTCTGGTCTGACTTCTCTTAGTCTGATCGGGGGCAGTGCTTATGTTCTCATGAATCAAGAAGCATGGAGAGCACAAGCACAACTAGAGCTCAGGAATCTAGTTGTCCAAGGTATGCAAGACGCATTGCCTGGACTCCTGGACTCTGCTATGCCTGAGGTCGAAGTGCCTGAGGTAACTGGTCCTGCTCTACCTATGCCATGAAACTACCCTGGAAGTCCGATCCCGTTGTAACACCACCTACCCCCGAGGAAAAACCCATGGAAACACCTAAGAAGACACGATCTTACAAAGGAGTTGCCATCGCCTTGGGTGGTCTGTTTGCTGCATCGCACATCGGACTTCTGGGTTATGTGCTTAGACCTGAGACACCTGTCCAAGAGCCACCAACAATCAATATCCCTCGTGGTCCTTACTCTTCTTACAAGATCCAAGCAGGTAAGGATGGATATACAATCGAATATAGAGCAAACGATCCTAAAGTCCTGGAGTCTGAGTCGTCTCTCGACCTGGACAAGTATAAGAAAGGACTCTTTGGCGGAGGATCTGAGCAGCGAAGAGAGTATCGTCGTGATCAATACACCATGGATGGTGTTAGAAATATAGGAGGTGCGACTACAGCAGAGGGAAAGTCTGCGAAAGACATCGAGTGTATCGTGGCGGACGCTGGAGCACGGTCACAAGGTGCGATGGCGGGGACCGCAATTAGCGGTGGTCTGATTGCCCCAGCAGTTGCTAGTATCCCCTACATAGGATGGTTGGCAGGTGGTTGGGCACTGCTCCTGGGTCAGCAAGCAGGATCTGCTATTGGATCTGAAGTTGGTAGTGTATTTAATGATTGTTAGTTATGTTGAGAGAATTGGTTAACCCCAAGACTCCAGATTATTATGATCTGAAATCCGTAGTCTTGAGTGAAGTGTTTCCTTGGTTTTGTAGTAAGAATGGACATGATAGTTTTTACTTCTACGGTCATACCTTTTTAGAAAGACCTGAGTTTTCTGGTTTTACGAGACCACTAACTAAGGCGGAGCATCTAAATACCTTCATCAGTTACTTCAGTGCGATCTGTCGTGCTAATGAAGGTATGGATTTCAACTATCTTCTTAGGGTGAATGCTAATGCTGTTGATCCTCTAGTAACTAACCCTGAGATTAGTGCTGTGCATGAAGATCATAAGTTTCCACACAAGAATGTATTGGTATACCTGACTGATGCTGGTGGTGAAACTTATGTTGGGGACGATGTATTCCACCCAGAAGAAGATTCTGTCCTTTTATTTGAAGGACCACACTGTCATGCCATGCCTAAAGACAAACGTCGTGTTGTATTGGTAGCGACCTATGCCTGAGATTCCTGATATTGGTATTGGATCTGCAGAGATCCGTGACATTGCTATTCCAGACTGGGCATGGGATCCACCAGTTACAAACATCCCCTATAGTCCTGTAACTATTGATGTGGGTGTACCTATTGTGGACATCCCTGGATGTGTAGAGGCACACGAATCAAACAATAAGTCTAACGTTGTGGGTGATGATGATCCTAAGGGTCTTGTCACCTATTGTGATGGCAATATGCCATCCTTTCAGGCACCAGACTACGAGCCTAATCGGATGACCTTCACAGGTCCTCCTGCAGTCGCTCCTAAGTTGAAACAACCAGAGGTCCCTACCCCTGAAGTCCCCAAGACTCCAGAAGTTAAACCACCAGTAAATACTATTAAGTGTCCCACAGCAGCACAACTGGCAAAGGAGCCAGTGGGATTTATCTTTGACGGTGGTAGAAAAGAAGTTACTGGTTACAAACTGGTAGGCACTCAGTGTATCCGTGAGGTCCGTGATGTGCCTATCGTTGAGCAAGCAATCAATGGAATACCCCCAGCAGGCATCGTAATGACCACTGGGGGTATTGCTGTAGTTGCTGCCACGTCTGCGTTACTGGCCAAACCTTTTGCAGACATCCTCTTGAAGATCATCAAACCTACAGTGAAGAAGGTTGTGAAGAAGATCGCTGCTATCAGGGGGAAGCAGACTCCCGTCCTGTCGATAAAGGAGCGCCGAGATCTTCAGCGCGAGAGGACTGAGGCGATTCGGAAGTTGAAGTCTGTTGTGAAACCGAAGGGATAGAGTGGACGTGTGGTGCGATTGCATTTTTATTCATGACCACCACATCTGCACAGATAGCAGCATACTTTGTCCCAGGCTTAAACTGGATACCTTGCTGTAAAAGCTGACCACAATTTTTGAGTCTCGCGATCTCAAAATCTAACCGCTTATTGGCAGTTAGTTGTTGTTGCAAACCAATCTGAGTAGCAACTGCTTCCTTACATTGCTCCTGCAACTTCTTATCCAAGGGACGAGACCATGTAGCAGAGAAACCAACGCCTAGGTTGTAACTATCTTTCTGTCCTGTCCTAGTATTTTTGAAGAAGAGCACGTCTCCTGGATTATCAATACGTCCATCGTCATCGGTGTCAGCAACATCGTATACAGGATCCAGATAGTAGGGCTCATATGGTTTCTGAGCACTCACACTCCCCGTTACATAGGGAGTGAAATTCATTGTTGGACCCTGACAGGAAATGCCGCCCCCGTATTGGTTCGTAATATAAGGACCTTGGAGGACCTGGATTGCCTGATTGGTAACTGAGCCAGAGCTATTAGCAACAGGACTAGCAGTAGCGGATACACCGCCAATAGTTTCAGACAAGACCTGACTAGGGGTAAGGAAGGACGCCGCACTTAAAATTACTGCTGGAAGATACTTGTAGTGTCGGTTACGCTTGTTATCTCGGTCGTTCTTTGGATAATCGTTTGTTGACTTAAACCAGGACCTTGATACGTTTC